AGTGTTACATCTTCAGTAACCCCCACTGTACCCAGAGGATCGGGCGTTCTTGGTACAGCATCATTCAATAATCTTCAAATATATCAAGGAACATTATTAACTAAAAAATTTACTGTCGATGGATCTTTAGACCAACGATTTATTTTAGACAATCCATATATTGATACTTCAACTATTAGAGTTTATGTAAAGGGGCAAAGTGATACTGGAATAGGAAAACTTTATAATGTAGTTGATAATATTTTTAAAATTGATGCAACCTCAGACATTTATCTACTACAAGAAGTAAAAGATGAGAAATATGAGTTACTTTTTGGTGATGGTATTTTTGGAAAAAAACTTGAAAATGGGGCAGTTATTACAGTAACTTATATTATTACTGATGGAAAAGAAGGTAATGGCGCAAGTTCATTTACTTTTGCAGGAACTTTTAAAAATCAAAATGAGAATACTGAAGTACCTGAGGGGGGAATAACTATAACCACAATACAAAATGCTCAAAATGGTTCTGATATTGAAACGATTGATTCAATTAAAAAATATGCACCTAGACTTTATTCCTCACAATATAGAGCAGTAACCTCGAAAGACTATGAGGCAATTATTAAAACAGAACTTTATCCAGATACAGAATCAATTTCTGTAGTTGGTGGAGAAGAACTTGATCCTCCACAATATGGAAAAGTTTTCATTAGTATAAAACCAAAAGATGGATCTTTTGTTTCAGATTTTAATAAACAGCAAATAAAAAATAATCTTCAAAAATATTCTGTTACAGGAATCATACCTGAAATTATAGATTTAAAAATTCTTTATGTTGAAATTGACTCTTCAGTTTATTATAATTATTCTCTAGTTGGAAATGTTGGAGATTTAAGAACAAACGTAATTAAATCATTAACAAGTTATTCAAATTCTTCAGATTTAAATGTATTTGGAGGTAGATTTAAGTATAGTAAAGTTCTTCAAGTAATTGATAACACAGATACTGCAATTACTTCAAATATTACAAAAGTTATTATTAGAAGAGATTTAAAAGCAAAAATTAATACTACAACTCAATATGAAATTTGTTATGGAAATCAGTTTCATATAAATCCCGATGGAAAAAATATAAAATCAACTGGATTTAATATTTTTGGAATATCTGATACTGTATTTTTTACAGATATTCCAAATAAAAATCCAGATGGTTCATTGACGGGAACTGGTATAATCTCTATTGTAAGAGAGGTGCCAGTTTTAGAAGAAAGAAATGGACAAATGACTACACAAATATCAGTGGTAGCTCAATCTGCAGGAACCGTAAATTATACAAATGGTGAGATAATCATAAATCCATTAAATATAATCTCAACATCTTTACCACAAGATATTATTGAAATTCAGGCTTTTCCAGAGTCAAATGATATTATTGGATTAAAAGATTTATACTTATCATTCAATATTGAAAAAAGTTCAATAAATATGGTAAAGGATGTTATTGCTTCTGGTGATGACATTTCTGGAGTGGTTTTTTCTACAAGCAATTATTACAGATCAAGCTATTCAAATGGGGAACTAAAGAGGTTGTGATATGATACAAACGGGATTTGAATCCAGAGTAAAAGTACAACAAATAATTGACAATCAACTTCCAGAATTTATTTTAGATGAAAGTCCAAAATTTGTGGACTTCTTTAAACAATATTACATTTCTCAGGAATATCAAGGAGGTCCTATTGATATTACTGATAATCTTGATCAATATTTAAAAGTTGATAATTTAACTCCAGAAGTAATTGTTGGATTTACATCTCTTTCTACAGGAATCTTATCTAATAGTACTACAATTCAAGTTGATAGTACGAAAGGATTTCCACAAAAATATGGATTATTGAAGATTGATGATGAAATTATTACTTATACTGGAATAACTACAAATACATTTACTGGGTGTATTCGTGGATTTAGTGGTATAACTAACTATCATCAAGATTTAAATTTCGAAGAATTAGTATTTTCAACTTCAGATTCTTCAACTCACGACGCATTATCAAAGGTAGAGAACTTAAGTTCTTTATTTTTGCAAGAATTTTACAAAAAAATAAAATATACTTTAACTCCAGATTTAGAGAGCACAAATTTTGTTTCTAATTTAAATGTAGGTAATTTTATAAAGGAAGCAAGAACTCTTTATCAGACAAAAGGAACTGAAGAGTCTTTTAGAATTCTTTTTAACATTTTATTTGGAGAGACGCCAAAAATAATTAATCTTGAAAATTATCTTATTAAACCATCTTCAGCAAATTATATAAGAAGATTAATTATTTTATGTGATGCAGTATCAGGAAATCCTACTAATTTAGAAGGGCAGACGATTACAAGAACTACTGATTCAAATACTACAGCATCTGTATCTGAAGTAGAAATAATCAGAAGAAAAAATAAAACATATTATAAACTTTTACTTTTTATTGGGTACGATGATCCACCTACACCAATAACAGGTGAATTTAAAATTACTGGTAGCACAAAAAATATTGAAACAGTTAGTATTGGAAGTTCTGTAATTACAGTAGATTCTACTATAGGATTTCCAGAAACAGGAACAATATATTCTGGAAATAATGTTATTAAATATACAAATAAAAGTATCAATCAATTTTTTGGTTGTAGTGGCGTAATTTCTCCTATTGATACCGCATCTACAATTTTTTCAGAAGATACTTATTTTGGTTATGAAAATGGCGATAAAACGAAAAAAGTTGTATTGAGATTAACCGGTGTTTTATCTGGATATAATTCGATCACATCTAATTCCACAATTTCTGTGGGAGAAAAAATAGGTATAAAAAATATTGGAAAAATTATTCAAAATCCAGATACAAATAAATCTTATAAGGAAATTTTTTCAAATAGTTGGATTTATAACACAAGTTCAAGATATGAAATAATTGATAATTTTGTTCCTAATGTCTCTACTTCTCAAATCACATTAAAAAGTGTTGTTGATTCTTCAAGTTTAAAGGTAGGAGATTTTATAGAAATATTATTTAGAAATACTTTGACAGTTGTTCAAAGTAATCTAAGAATAAATTCTATTTCTATTAATAGTGATGGATTATATGAAATTACGACTAATTCTAGTTTAATACTTTCTTCTGGGTCTAGATATGATATTAGAAGAAAAATCAAAAATGCAAATTCAACGTTAGTTCCTTTTGAAGTTGAACCAATTACAAGTGACATTCAAAATGTTTATGATGATAGCAAAGACGATTATATGTATGTTGCATCAAATTCATTACCATCTTACCAGATAACAAAGTCTTTATTTTCATATAATGCTTTTGGAGTTAGTGATTTAAACACAGAAACAAATTTATATTCAAAAATTACTTTTTCCAGCAAGGTTTCATTTTTCACTGGGAATGAAGTATACTATAAACCTTCAAATACTCCAATCTCTGGTTTGGTGGAAGGTATTTACTATGTTGAAGTTTTATCAGAAAATTTTGAAATCAGATTGTATCCTTCTAAATCTGTAGTAGGTACAACAAATTACTTAACTTTTGGTGATTTAACTGAAGGAGTTCATAATTTTACTTTAAATTCTCAAAAAGAAGGTGTAGTATCACCACAAAAAATACTTAGAAAATTTCCATTAAACGTTAATATTGGAGATGGAAAGTCTGATGAAACTCCTCCAGGTGCTGTAGGAATATTAGTTAATGGTGTTGAAATTTTTAATTATAAAACAATTAATAAAATTTATTATGGTCCATTGGAAAAAGTCAATGTTTTAAATGGAGGTAAAAATTATGATGTCATAAATCCACCAGTATTAACTCTTTCTAGTGGAAGTGCATTACTTCAACCTTGTATTAGTGGATCTGTAGAGAAGATTTATGTCACCCCACAAAATTTTGACACTGATGTAATTGTTTCTATTGCCCTTACTGGCGGTAATGGATCTGGTGCAGTTTTTCAACCTGTTATGGAAAGAAAAAGAAGAGAAATAGATTTTGATGCTCGTTTGTCTACTTCTGGTGGGGGAGTTAATGTTACTACAGAAACAATAACATTTTTAACAGAACATAATTTAATTGATGGACAAGAAATTACATATCGTTCTCTTAATAATATAAAAGTTGGAATTGGAACTTATTTAGGATCAAACACCGTTAGCACAGGAACATTAGCAGATGAGACAACTTATTATGCAAAGTATGTAAATAATTTTACAATTCGTCTTTATCCTTCTATTGCGGATTACAGATCTGGAATAAACACAATAGGGTTTACTAATAGTGATGCTTCAGGAATTCAGAAATTTGTTACTGATGTTAGACGTACTTTAGGTGAGATTAAAGTTCTTAATAGTGGAAGCGGATATAAAAATAGAAAACTTAGGGTTTTGCCAAGCGGAATTTCTACGTCAAACAATATAATTTCTTTTTCCGATCACGGATTTAATGATGGAGAAAAAATTAAGTATTCTAATACTGGGGATCCATTAGTAGGATTAACTACCGAAAATCAATATTATATTTTAAAAATAGATGATAATTCTTTTAAACTTGCAAATGCTGGAATTGGTGGAACTATACTAACAAATTATGAAAGAAGATTAAATGTTGGACTCGGAACAACTGTTGGTAGTGGATACCATATTTTTAGTGATCCAGAAATAAGTATTAAAGTAGAATATAGTTCAATCGGATTAAGCACCGATCAATATAGTGGGACTATTGAGTGTACTCCTGTCGTAAAAGGAGAAATAACTAAAATTTATGTTTATGAAAAAGGAACTGGTTATGGATCAAATATTTTAAATTATCATAAAAAACCCATAATTTCTGTAAAAAATGGCAAAGATGCTCAATGTAAACCAGTTATTGTTGGTGGAAAAATAGTAGATGTTGCTGTTCAATTTAGTGGATCGGAATATTATTCTAATCCGGATATTAATGTAGTAGATTTATCTGGAAATGGTAAAGGAGCTATCTTAAAACCAGTTGTAATTAATAATAAATTAACTGATGTCGTAGTTGTAAATACTGGAGTTGGATACTCAACTAACGACACTAGAATAGAAATTGTCCCTTCAGGTAAAAATGCAGTATTTGATTGTCAGGTAAGATCTCTTACAGTTAATGATAACTTTTTATATGGAACAATAAGTGATACAAGTTCTTTAAGGGTAAAAACAAATGAAATTTTAAAATCATCATATAATAATTTACAATATGGAATATGTGGACATTTTCAAAAAACCAAAGATGAATTTAATGATAACAATACTGACAAGCATTCTCCAATTATTGGATGGGCTTATGATGGAAATCCAATTTATGGTTCATATGGTTATTCAAATCCAGGAATCAGTACTAATGTAAAAAGATTAGAACCTGGTTATTCATTGAATATATCTAATGTAGAAGATAGACCAGTTGGATTTAGTTCTGGATTTTTTGTAGAGGATTACAAATTTACAAATTCTGGAGATCTTGATGAATATAATGGTAGATTTTGCATAACAAAAGATTTTCCTCAAGGAGTTTATGCTTATTTCGCAACGACTGAGGAAAATGATGATGGAGAAACAGTAGGAAAGTTTCCTTACTTTGTTGGAAATAGATATAGATCAAAATTTATAGAAGACAATAAATTTTTAGACCAAACATATAATTTTAATAATTCGTCTTTAATTAGAAATACATTTCCTTATAAACTTAGTGACAAAAACGCTAGTAACGATTTTATTATTGAATCCAATGAAGTAATAAATCAATTTTGTGTTGTTGAATCTGTTACTTCTGGATCAATTGAGAATTTTAATATTATTAGTTCTGGGGATAACTATAAAGTTGGAGATACCTTAATATTTGATGAAACTGAAACAGGTGGTGGTGGATTAATCGCTAAAGTATCTGAACTTGAGGGAAAAGAAATTGTAAACTTAGAAAATACAACTTTAGAATACAGTGATGTTGTTTTTGAATGGGATAATGGAAATCAAATAAAAGTAAAAATATCCCCTTCACATAATTTAAATAATTTGGATTATGTAAGTGTTTCTGGATTTTCAAGATCTTTAAGTTATTTAAATGGAATTAACCAAATTGGAGTAACATCTTTTACTACATCTCTTTTAAAGGATATTCCATCTTTATCTAGTGGTATAGTAACAGATGTATATGTGTCTGATATTCCAAAAAACATTTCTGTTGGCAGTAGTATACAAATAGGTTCAAGTACACTATCTATTCTCAATATTTTTAACAGACAAAATATAATTAGAGCAATTAGTAATGAATCAATAGCTATTCAAACTGCAACTACTCCAGTTTATTTTGTTCCGGATTCTTTTACAATCGACAAATCTACTGATTATTTTGATTCTAAGGTAAATGATCTAGTATATTTTAACCCATCATATTCAATTGGGATAGGAACTACTTCAGGTACAGATGTAGAAGTATCATACAACGTAGGAGTTCAAACAAACAACACTGTATTAATACCAACACAATCAATATATTTGCCAAATCATCCATTTAGAACAAATCAAGCAGTTACTTTGAGAAAACCTTCTAGTGGGGGAAGCAATTTTGTTGTAAGTGATACTTCTGGAGGACCAACATTTGATCTTCCGTCAACTGGAAGTAATCAAATTGTTTATATTATTAAAAAATCAACTGATCATATTGGAATTGTAACTCAAATAGGATTAACAACATCAACAAATGGATTATTCTTTACATCTTTTATTCAAGGTTCTTACGATAATGAATATTCTTTAGAATCTAATTTTACTCAAATAAAAGGTGATGTTAACAAAATTATTACAACTGTATCAATATCAACAGATCATAATCTTTCTAATGGAGATAATATATCTTTATTTGTTTCTCCTCAATTGTCAGTAGGTATAGGAACATCAATTTCTGTTAAGATTTTAAGAGAACCAACCACTAACAATGTTTTAGTAAATCCAATCAACTTTACTTCAGTTGGAGTTGACACTTCTACAAGTGTAATAACTATCAATTCTCATAAATTAAAAACAGGTGATAAAGTAAAGTATTCCGCTGATACAGTTATATCCGGATTGACGACAGGTTTTTATTATGTTTATAAAGTAGATAGCAATAAAATTAAATTATCAGAAACTTATGTTGATGCTGCAAGAAGAGACTCTCCAAATACAATAACGTTCAATAGTTATGGTGG